TGCCATCCAACATATGTAATTAATATCCCCCGTTCTAACAAATAGTTAGCACCTAATTCCATTTCCCTTTGGAAACGAGGGATGTACCCGGACGATACCATCCATTTAAGGAAGCCGGATACGACCTTAGCTTTTGCTAGGTCATCTATCGCTACGGGAAAAGCCCGGATATTTGCACGGGCAAGCGATGAAATAAATAAAGATACAAGTCTAGTGATGCGCTCATCAATAACGTGACTTTCCATGTCAGAAGCTCCTTCCCAAGGAAAAGCATCTGCTCCATGCTTTCGTAGGTCTCGGCTTTTTCCTGCCCAGAAGTTACGTCTGTCATCGTAACTTGTCCTACATAAATCAAAATATGCACTTAACTCAGAGGTGGTGCGTTCGTATGCTGAAATAAGTGTACCTACACTAGGTTCTTTTCCAACATACGTTAGGTCTTCTTGGTATGTTTCGGTTTCCATGAATAGTTAGAAGTATTCTATCATACGGATCAAGGCTTCAATAAAGTACAATGATGTTTCATTAAACATATGTTGTAATATTGAACTCATTATCCTTTGGGGGGTTTTATCATCTTGTATTTAATCTCTTCGCCTACAGCATCCATTTGTACATATATGTATTTTAGTAGCATATTCTTTTGATTCCCGTACCTAATCCTAACGGGAACACACTTACCAATTTCTTTTATATTTACTAATACAAACATCGGATTTGGGCAAAGTCTGGTTACTCTTCCTCTGTAAATAACTGGTATGTGAACAACTGAGTCCAAGCAAATTTGTCCTTCTTCTGTAATCCAAGTATTTTTACCCTTGCCTGAAAGCATATCTTCTTCTAAATGCTTAAATACAAGTTCTTTTGCTTCTTCAAAAGAAATTCCAAAATCTTTTGCTATTTCTGTTAGTCGTCTTTTACTCATTAGTACCCGCCTTTTCCTATTTTACTTAAATTAAGGTCACTCTTAGAAAAATGGTCTGGTCCTAATCCACCATTTACCATTCTAAGATACCTGATTAAGTCAAAAAAATCTTTTAACGCTTCGTCAGCTTTTCCTCTTGATTGATAATTAATTAAAGAATCTATTAAGTTACCACACTCACTACTAATATAACATCTAGGTCTATTCACTAAATCTATAGGAGCATCTTCATTATAATCGAACCATTCGTCTAATGCAACTATTCCGTCCTTTTCCATTTGCCCAGAGCTTGGTACAAAATCCATGTTGTGATCAGAGAATGATTGAAACAAATCTACATTATTTTCGTTTTCTCTAGCAAAATACCTTGAATCTCCTATTCTTTCTCCTACGACAATGCCCATATCTTGCTCTATTTCTTTAAAAAGGTCGACATATCCCTTTACATCGTATCCTATCTTTTTTGCAGCAGGTCCATATTTCCATTTAGGATCTCCAAATATTGCCCATTCTCCGTATGAATCTCTATCGGGCCACTCTTTTATAATATATACATAACCCTCTGCGTTCACTGCAGCCCATAAACAAACAAAGTTTCTTGCTCCCGCAGGGTCAACGACATGATATATCGTGTATCTTTGCGGATTCCTTACATCTGGAAGTTTTTCTCCATAAAGGTTTCTTTCTTCGCTAAGGACGTTAACAGTAGTGCTAAACTTTGGTAGCAATGAGGTAATGCTTCTAACCGGGTATCCGTAGGCTCTAACAAGTATTTGTTCTTGCGATCTACCCCTTAGATCCTTTTTGATACGCTCATATCCGCCAAATGGATTTTCATCTGAGTGAAGATATATAATCCCTGCATCTCTGTTTGGACTATATTGTTTAACTGGCAACTTTCTGTCATTGAGTAACTCAGCTTTTCTTGTTTCAAGAGTTTCAGCTCCTTTAGCATATTCTCCAATAAATGGAGTATATCCATCAATAGGAGTAAATCCAATAAGCATTGAGCTGTTTCTAGTTGCTAAACGAAAACGAAGAGTATCTACAAGTGATGCATCTCCAAGATACTCATCAAGCCATGCACCAATATTAAATCCTTCTGGCTTTTGAAAGCCAAACTCAAAACCCTCAAGGATACTTTGATTGTTGCTAAACTGAGTATATGTTTTAAAATCTACTCTTGTTCTAGTGTCAGGAAAAATAAAAGACTTGGCTGTAAATCCATTTTGCATAGAAAAGTTTATGTACCCTTCAATGCCTTTTGTTTTTTTCCTAAACTCTCTTGGCATCATTTCCCATACAGCAGCCTGCTGTACCTTGATAGATGTATCTTCGTTCTGGCTAAAGCAAACAACATGTCCATCCATGCTTTCGGTAACTGTCTCCATAACAATCTTTGCACATCCAGTAGTTTTACCAGATCTGTTACCGCCCAAAGCTAGGACTTCATTGTAATTACTTAGACCCCATTTTATTCTGTCCCATCCAGTTAAGTTAAATCCGTGTCGCAATGGGTCTACAGAGGCATTAACTATAGCTTCTTCGTGAAGCTTATGCCATTGAATTAAGTCCTTTAGCCCTGATTCGGTTTCTGTAAGACTTATAATCTCCTCATCTGTAGGAGGGACTAATATGGGGTGCTTAGTAAACTCAATCATTTATGATGTTACCAACTCTGGCGTAGCCTGCTATATCTACCCAGTTATCTCGTTTGTTGGTATTCATCTGTCGAGTCATTTTGAGAGCTATCATAGCTAAAGCTACTTGGTTTGGGGTTATTTCTTTTTCAAAAATTACTGACCACATTGTTGCAACTCTATTAAATTCTATAGTACAATCACCATAATCACTGTTTCTAGCACCTTTGGTAATTTCTAGTGCTTCTTCGAGTATATCTTGGCTCATCTAATTACTGGAACTTCTTGTTCCCATCCTCCTTCATCATCTTCATCGTCCTCTAAGGTAACGACTACGTCTATATCTTGTTCGTCAATTCCTTGTCTAGCTCTCTCTAAAAGCATTAGGGCTACCATCCAGTTACTATAGTCCCACACTAGGCTTCCTTCTTCATCTATTGCTACTACAACAAAATTGTTATAGTGTTCTTCTAACTGACCTTTTATGAATTTAATTGGTTTGCTCATTTATATCTATAACATCGGCTTTTTTCATTTTTGCTAACACTTGTTCTCTAAGTTCTTTTGCATCTTCTATTGTAGCTACCTTACGTTCTTCAGTAATTACTGTAGCATCACCCCTAGAAGTAGACGCTTCTCTATGTGCATTTGTGAGAGCTATAGAAAGATCCTTTAAGTCCCGGAAGGACGCTTCTATGTCTCCTGCTTCTAGTCTGGCTCTTAAACTTTCTACCAAATCCTCTGTAAGAGAGCTAAGATTGACGTAGTTTCTACCAGATAATTTACCTCCCAGTTCTCTAAATTTACCTTTATGGTCTGCATAATCGACTAATGTGTTAATTACTGTCTCTCTATCTAGCTTATGTTTTCTTACCATAGCAGTTTGAGATACCCCAGTGCTATATAAGTAAAGAATCTTAGCTACTTTATCTGGGTCATACCTGCTTAGGCTTTTAATTTGTTTTGCTTCTTTTTGATATGCAACGTCTTGTATAGCTGACTTAATCTCAGACAGAAGAGCATCCTTTTCCGGAGTAGTGTTTGAACCATTTTCCACTATGGGAAAACCTATACCATTTATAATATAAGTCAATATAGTAATATAACTTAGACTCTGTTATGTTCCAGTTTGGGAAAATGAGTAAACTAACAGGCTACAGCACCCATCGAGTGCTAATTTTTTTTCAGATGATCTAATATATAGTTACATTACAAAAAAAAAAAAAATACGACCCCCCCCGCCCTTCTTTGATTAGTCAAAATACAGTTTTTGACCGATAAAATTTGAGCATATTTGAAGAGTGTATATTTTAAGGCAGGCTGAGACTAAAAAAATCCATCAGCAAAAATGTCCCTCATCAGCCTCTTAAAATTTCCTAGGCAGGCTTAACATATCCTCCTCATCTCAGGAAGCTCAGGCTGTCCTCCTTCAGGGAGTGGAATCAGGGAGGCATATCAGCCCTTTTTAAGCTCAAAAGGCTTATTTTAAGCGTCTAAAGGCTCTCAGAATCGATTCTTTGCCTCATTCATGCCCTGAGTATCAGAATATGCTCAATTGAGTAAGATATATCTAAGCCCTCAGGATTCCCTGCATGAGCTTAGGGAGCTTTACATGACCCTAGAGCCTCAGGCATAAAAAAAGCCTCCTGAATGTCCTCAGGAGGCTTTTGAGTAGATTAAGTATGTCTACATCCTTGCAGGTTTCTTTAAGCAATATTCTAGCATCCTCTTACATAGCTGGGAGGGTGCTTCAGATATAAATGACCTGCTGAAGTGTCTGTCCATGTCTCTTCTTTTGCTTTTGGTACTCATCTCAGAATAAGCAGTGCAGACTCCTACTAAGTCGACTCCCTGCCTTCTCCAATATTCAGGGTTAACTGCCTCATCTACGATATTGGCATCAGTCAGAATAAAGGCACAATCTGCTTCCATTAAATCTGACTTTGTCTTGTCCAGAGCATCCTTAATAAACTCTGCTCCTCCATCAGGATTTAGATACAGAAATAGGTCAGGCTTTTCCTTACTTACATCAGCTAATTTTACCCTGCCTTTGGCACTGCCTTTGGTAAGATATGCCCTGAGGTCTATCAGCCCCTTGTCCCTAAGCTCAGCAAATACATACGCAATCTGAGAGAGTCCTTCCTGCCATGGATGGGTCATACTTCCTGACATATCCATGAGTAAGTAAACCTTCCTTTTGCCATTAGCAGGGACAGACTGCCTGAAGCAATCAGCAAACCCTGATATAGCTCTTTTTATATACAGCTTGCCCTTCCTGCCTATCTCCTCAGGAGAGTAGGAAGCCCTTTTTATAATAGGTAGCATTTGATTCAGTAGCCTCTTAGCAAAAAGCTTATTAGTCTCAAATACAGACCCTTCAGGAAAAACCTCAAAATCAGCTAATCCTTTGCCAGAGGTTTCTCTCTTTTTTACTCTCCCAGCAGAGCCTCCTTCAGAAATTTCCTCAGAGGTCTCAGTTCGCTTTGTAGATTCCTCAGAGTCCTCTCCTGAGGCTTCTCCTTCAGAAGGTAATGCATCAGAGTAAGGAGCATCTCCAATAGAACCTTCAGGGCAATCAG